GGGTCCTTGTTGCTAACAACTGTGCCTCTGTAGATGCCGTGGTGTTTAGTCAGCTCCCCAACTGAATTACCCATTACGCACTCCGTATAACATCAATGCTATAGGTTTTAGTCGTAAGACCCTCTGCAGCTGTAATAAAGATACTTACAGGAGTAGTCCCAACAGAAGTATTGACCGTTCTAGTGGCACCTGATGCAGTAACAGTGTCATTAATTCTCATAATAGAGCCTGCACTAGACGTGGTTGCTGTAAGCACGGTGCTGACTGTGCCGTTAGGAACCGACAGAGTGTATGCAGACTGATTACCATTAAATCCAGGAGAAAGAGTTCCAACCGAGAAAGTCATAGACTGCAAAGTAGCGTTAGTAGAAAAGGCAGTTACAACAATGTCGTCCGACAAAGCAACAAACAGTTCATTAGGCTGGGCAATCAGTATGTTTCGCCCACTAGTGCCGCCAGCCTTATACACCGCTGTAACACGAGCATTTATAATTCCTGGTATCTGTCTAATAACAGCTTCAATTTCTTCAGGATGAATAATTGCCCCAAATCCAATGTTTACGTAAGCGAACTCGTCCAACAATGCTTTAAGGATTACTGTGTCTAATAGTCCTTCGGAGTATTGGTCAAACTTGCTGTAGAACAGCTCAATAACCACAGGAACGTAGGTTGGAGGGGAAACTGTTACTGAAGTGCCAATTTGGATTTTGTCTTCATAATAAGCAACAACTTTCTGCTGAATATCGTTCCACTCAGGAAGAAGAACTCCTCCATCTGAAGGGTTGTCACTGTATCCAGGGAATTGGTCAACTGAGACTTCGTTTCGCTGAGGGGAAATGTAAACAGTGACTGAAGTACGAGTAGCTCCAACCGCTTTTGCTTTACCCACGTCCGCAACTTGCAGTGCAAGAGCGCTATAGTCATTTAGAGACACTGCTCGGTTAAGAGCCGTTAGTGCTAATGGGGCCTTTTCCTTAATACTTTCATTACTTTCAGGGACTTCTCCCCCAATACCTGCAGTTGTATTAGTAAGAGTAAGAGTTGTGCTTAAATTAAATACGTCAGTATCTGACAACCCAGGTACTTTAAATAACTCTGTAATTAAGTTGACAGAAATGTTTCCAACGGAACCCCCACCAAAATGGTAAGAAGCTTTAATAACCGATAACTGATTAGGTATTGCCCCCGATACACCGTCTCCAAATTGTACGGAAACAAAGTCGTCAGCATCTGTAATTACAGAAAACACAGCATCAAAAGGACCAAAGTCGGTTAAGTGGAGCACCTGAGTCCAGGGCTCAAATATTTCTCCACTTTGTACAAAAATACGGACAGAGCCATCTACTACTTGATTTTCTAATAGACGGTATGACTGTTCAGGAAACCCATTAGAAACTGCAAGAAGCTCCCCCGCGATATCTTCTTCCCCACCAGAGGCATTTTCAGGCCTGTCAGCAACCTCTTCGTAATTCGTTACCCTTGCAGTTGCTACTCCTGGGCTTTGCGAAACGGAAGCAGGAATGATAAGTGACTCTTCTAGTGTCCAGATTAAATCAAAGGTAATATCCCCTGAGTTAATAGTCGAAATAAGCTGAGTCCCGCTGGGCAAAACTACGGCACTCTCAGCTTCGTTAACAAATTGTACAGTTGCAGTAGCTGCCCGAAACCCCGTAGGAATGTACCCGTAGTTACGCGAAAGGTTTAGAATAGATTGTCTCTGGGTGGCCGTGGCTAAAAAGCCTTCATTTGCTACACGGTCAATGTAGTAGCTAACAACATCGCCCATGTAGGCGAAGGCCTCCACCATAACCACGCCGAAGTCTGCACCACTATCCCCCGTCCAACCTGGGAGAACCGTCTTAATACGAGTGATAAGGTCGCTACGTAACGAGTAAAAGTCTCGTGAGGTATAATCAATCGTAACTGGAATTTGATTTACTGGAGTTGCCATGCTATCTCCTCTTGGATTGGGCTTAGTCCGTCAATAGTTGCAATACCTATTTTGATTAGATACTCAGCAGAACTAGGGGTTGCGTAACTAATTTCTACGTTAATAGTGCGAGTTTCTTCTTGTAAAGAAACTTCTACAGAGCTTAGAGATAGTAAGGGAAGAAACTGCTGGAAAGAAGTCCGCACGTCTTCTTCTATCGTACTTAACAAAAGTTCTTCAGATTCATACATCTTGTTAGCTGCTTCACAGCCATACTTTGGGCGGTAAACTCTTTCCCCAACAGCAGTACCGACCACAGACCTAGCGCGGTCTTGCCAAATCTTTCCTTGGTCAACAGTTGCGGAGATTGTTCCGAAAGAGTCAACCTTAAAAGGTAAAGAAATCGCAATCTCACTAACGGGAATTAAAGACATTACCTACCACTCCAAAGACTTCCAAGTTGGCTAAATCCTTGCTGAGTTTCCGTCGTGCTGGGAACTTTTTGCACAAGTTTAGTCCTACCTGGCTTATTGTTAGCCTGAGACAACCCTCGCAAGATTTGCTCTTCTATATTTATTGTACCGTCACGGTTAGGCTTAGAAGCTCTAAAAGGAGTCCTTACGTTAGACCCAATCCCGTCTGTTACAACGGTCGCTTCAAACTGATATTCGGCAGTTATCAAGAATATGTGTTTGCACTCTTTGACTAGCCAATACCCATCTGTGTCTGACCCCGTACCTTCAACATAAACAATGTTGTATGGGGTAATGCGGGGGTCTCCTTGGCCGCTAATTTTAGCTGGGATTGTAAACCGAGCTGCTTCAGCTAAGTCTTTAGCAGCTTTTTTGCTAAAACTAGACCCGTGGACAACCTCGCTAGAATAATCCCTAAACAGTGCAGTGTTAGGCTTGCTCCTAAGCTTTTGTCCTGACCTTTTAGGGCTTTCTGAACTTGAGACAGCTTTACCAGTAAGAGGGTTTACTCCTGAGGTTATCTTTACAGTATTAGGGGTACTGCCATCTTCAATTAAATCTCCATTTAGTATTCTAAAACGGTCTAAAGTTCTTTCTGATACCCCCGAACCAGCAGGGTTTAAAGGAGGGGTCAGACTTAATGTTGGAGCATACGACATGCCTGAGTTTATAACCTTGTCCATAGGACGCATGTAAATAGTGGTGTTCCGAACGTAAAGGCTATACCCTATGCGAGCAGCTTGTTCTTGAAGCCATTGCCAGTAACTTTGCCCAGTCATTGTTAACTGGTCAAACTTTCTAGAGCTATTTTCTCCTACAAAACTTAAGTTAAATTGTTTAGCTATTTTTCGTGCAACATCAGTAACGCTAACATTTCTAAACACCCTGTTAGCACGAGCTTTTAGTACATAAGAAGTGCCTATACAGTAAACTTTCATAGGCCGCGACCGCTCAGCAGCACTTGTTTTGCTTACGCTAGATACGTATCCTGTCCAAGTACTGGTTTTTCCTCCTTGAGTCCATGAAAAAATAACTGGTGTACCTGTTTTTAACACAGAAAACCAAAGTGTGCTGGACTGTGGGTAGTCTAAGATAAGAATGTCATGTTCAAATTGTTTTTGAATTAGCTCAACCCTGCTAGGCTGGGCTGTCAAAGACGGAGCAGTTGGAAACCTTGATTTATAAGTTGTCCCTCTCCGATACTTAAAACTAGTCATCGTATGGCACCCGTATCAAAGAGCCTACAGGGATGTTAATAGCATCAAGTATTTCTGGATTGTAGTCCATAATTCTCCACCAGAGACTGGAGCTGCCTAGAACTTCATAAGCGATGCTCTCCATCCTGTCACCTTCTCTCCAAGTAACATAAAAGAAGCTGGAGGTCTCTCTAGGGAAAGACCTTCTAACAGTAATTAAATTAGCGTCTCTTCTTGCGTCATACGTTCTATACGCAAACCCTGAAGCGTACCTACTATCTGAATAAATCATTATTGTCCACCGTAATCTTTCCAATAGCGGTCGTACTCTTGTTCTAACGTTGGGGTTTCAGGGTAACCAGTAGGCATTCCTGAAGCACGTACCCCAGTAAAAGTGTCTGGGTTTTGTTCAAATCGATTTGGTGGCCGCTGCACTGGCTTCTCAATGTCCCCATCTACTGGATAGAGCAGAGTGTTACCTGCATAGTCTGGAATACGTTGAAGTGTTATAGTCACTTCAGAAAAAGTAGGGACCATACGCTCTGTAAACAACACATGGTTAATGTTAAGGTTTTCTATTCTACCGATGTACCTAAGGGACTTACCTAAATGTAGCTCTACAGGCATCCCTGTTAAAAACCCGATGTCTGCAGTTTTTTTATCCCAAAAAGTATTGCGACCTAAACTACTGTCAATTGTAAATCCAACAATAG